TGAGTTACCACACGAGATGACAAAAGTATCACCAAACGCATTTCCAAAAGACTATATAACACCAGAGTCTATGTGGTCTACGGTCAACTATGGTATCTCTGGTAGAATTATGTTAGATGTCTTTAACAATTACCCAAAATATCTCGTAAAGGGTAAGAAAGCAATGTTAGTTAATAGTCAGACATTTACCCACGAAGAGATGAAAAATAAGTTAGTAAATATAGTTGATAAGATGCTGGTAGATGTCCCTAAAAAAGTTGAATTAAAACTACCAAATCTTTCAAATTCAGATAAATTGAAATTACCAAAGTTAAAAAAAGGATAAAATGGCAGAGAAGAAAATAACTTGTCCACATTGTTTGAATGATGAACAATGTTTTGAAGAGAGTGCATTAGATATAACTTCCTATATGTGTTTTAATTGTGGATTTACAAGTAATAACCAATATAAACGAGATAGTGAGATATTAAAGAGTTATGAGGAAAGAACACCTATGTTAGTTAAAGAAGTGAAATTTTTTGATTACGATAGAAATATCTTTTGGTATCCAAGTGTTTTAAATATGGGTAAATTTGGAATGTTATTTCCAGAGGGAACAAAAAATAATTGGAATTGGAAGTTGGCACAAGTTCGTAAATTAACCAAAGAAGAACAAAAAGACCCTATGTATGAGGGACACGAACATACACTTGATTTAGAAAATGGAAAAACTTTTGGTCAATATGAGTTTTTGGATGCTTGTAAGGAAATGGGGATAGTTAAAGATTTATGAAAAACATTAATTGGAATCAAATACAACCAGGACAAATAATTAAATTTACCTACAAGTCAATGGCTGATAAAAAAGGTGTGTCCAGAGTTGTATTAGTATTAGACCCAAGTTATAAATACAAAAAGAAGTCTACGGGTAGAGCAGTAAAATTTGTGGTAGGACTTGAACTTGATACATTTATAAAACCACCAATTACAAAACAAAAGTTTGACAAATTAATAAGAACACTTGGTGGACTATCTTTTGATGAGGGAATAAGAGAGGTTGGAGATAATCCAGATAAAGTATCTAATCAAGAAAGTACTAAAAAACTATATAATAGTATAAAATTCGTCATTGAAAAACAGGATTTATTTAGAACTTACTTTTTAAGAGAATGTAGAAAAAGAAGAGTATTCTTATTAGACAATTATGAAAGATTTCCAAAAAAAGCATTAAGTGATTTAAAATTAAAAAGAGAAGCAGAGAAAAGTATTAAGAAAATTGGGGAGGCTATGTTCTAATGAAAATAAGCTACGGAATAACAGTTCATAATGAACACAAAGAATTAGATAATTTACTATTTCACTTATCAAAACATATTAGAGAGGAAGATGAAGTGGTAGTTACACAAGATGTATCTATGGTCGGTGATAGTAGTATTATGCAAGATGACTTTTATGCACTTGAAAAGGTATTAGAAAAATACGAGTATCACGATTACTTTAAACCAAGACAATTAAACGTAAATACATTTCATTTCAAGAAAGACTTTTCAGCATTAAAAAACTATACAAAAGAGCATTGTTCAGGTGATTATATATTTCACATTGACGCAGACGAAATACCAAACGAAATATTGTTGAAACAATTACCAACAATATTGGAAATCAATGATACAGATTTAGTTTGGGTTCCAAGAATTAATATTGTAAATGGTATCACAGAATTTCATATGAACTTGTGGAAGTGGAGACAAACGGAACAAGGGTGGATAAACTTTCCAGATTATCAAGCAAGAATATTTAGAAATACTGATGATATCAAATGGGTCAAACCAGTTCACGAGGTAATAGACGGAGCAAAGACTTACTCACACTTACCACCACACGAAGAACTGACTCTAAAACACGAAAAAGATATCGTAAGACAAGAAGTGCAAAACAAACTATACACCCAAATTATATAGGAGTAAAAATGAACATAATGGTTACAGGTGGAGCAGGATTTGTAGGAACAAATCTAATCAAAAGGTTATTGAAAGACGGACACAATGTTGTAAGTCTTGATAATTATTCAACAGGTAAAGAAGAAAATGAACAAGAGGGTTGTAAATACTTTAATGTTGATATTAGAGATATAGTTGACTTTGATTACTTTATGGAAGATGTAGATATAGTTTATCATCTTGCAGCACTACCAAGAATACAACCATCATTTGAGTATCCAGCACAAACTCTTGAAATAGGTATGTTAGGAACTATGAATATCTTGGAGTGGGCAAGAAAAAAAGATTGTAAAGTAATTTATTCTGGTTCATCATCAGTTCATAGTGGACATTATGAAAACCCATACACATTTTCAAAAGTAATGGCTGATGAACTTTGTATGTTCTACAAACAAACTTTTGGAGTAGATGCTAAAATTTGTAGATTTTATAATGTATATGGGCCACATCAATTGACAGAGGGAGAGTATTGTACGGTTATTGGTATATTTGAAAACCAATATAAAAACAAAGAACCACTAACTATAACGGGTGATGGAACTCAAAGAAGAGATTTCACACACGTTGACGATATAGTTAATGGGTTGATTTTGACTTCTGAAAGTGAGGAGTTTGATTTAGACATCATAGAATTAGGAAGAGGTAATAATTACTCAATCAATGAGTTAGCAGAAATGTTTGATTGTGAAACCACTTATATACCTAAAAGACCAGGTGAAGCAGAAGTTACATTATGTGATACTTCAGTTGCAAAGAAAGATATAGGTTATGAACCAAAAGTAAATATAGAGGACTATATTTCAGAGGTCATTAGTGAATAAGAATTTAATCTATATGGTTGCAATAGACCACGAAAAATCTCAACACAATCACTCTATGTTTTCCACATATTCTACAAAGAGTTGGGAATATTGGTGTAAAAAAAATAATACAGATTTACATATAGTTAGGAAACACAAGGATAATTATGGGTTTCCTATTTGGAACAAACTTGATGTATGTGAAGTTGGAAAGGGTTATGATAAAATTGGTATCGTGGATTGTGATACTATGATACATTGGGATTCAAAAAACCCATTTGACTTTGTTGAAAAGGGTATTTATGGTGTCAGAGACATTTCAAATTTAAATTGGGTTTACCAAAGTGCTAAAAACTACGGAGATGAGTTTTTTGATTTTGAACTTGACTTTAAAAAGTATGTGAATGCTGGTGTAATATTTTTGGATAAAGATTCTCTTGATGTTTATAGTAAATTAAAAGATTTTTATTTATCAAATAAAACTAAACTAGATAATTGGGATAAGGGTGGTGGAAAAGAACAAACATTGTTTAACTATATAACTCAACAAAATGATTATGATGTTAACCTAATATCACCAACTTGGAACACAATATCAATGCATAAGACTGAGTTTTTTCACTTTAACTGGCAGAGTTTGGGTTTCTTTGAACCACCATACAGAAATTTTGTAGATTTATTTAACCTTTGTAAAAATAATAATGTAAATCCATTTTTTATAGACTATGGTAGTATATGGCATTTTACAGGATTTCCGATTGAATGGAGAGAGGAAATAATGAGATTAACTTGGGAATTAGTAGGAAAAAACTATGAATAATGTTGTCTTTATTCACTCAATAGGTTATAGACCGGAATATGATATTTGTAAAAAATCTTGGTCTGATTGGTGTAGTAAAAACAATGTAGAGTTATTTGTTTTAGATGAACCGGTTTTACCATTGGAGTCTATGTTTCCTAACTATCAAAGGTATTTTATGTTTGAACTACTGAAAGATAGTGGTGTGGATTATGATAGGGTATTAACTATTGATGCTGATACATTGATACATCCAGATACACCAAACTTTTTTGAATTGACAGACCCAGAAAAATTATATATGATACACGATGACGGAAGTTATGACTGGATTTTAAGGGGTATGGAACACTATGCGAGAGAAATAAAAGAACTTAAAAATTGTTGGTTTGATTTAGGGGAATATGGAAATAGTGGATTTCAATTACTCAGTAAAAAACACGAGAATTTTTATAAACATATGTTAGACTTTTGGAACACAAATAGACAAAAAATAGTAGAGGTTTCAGAAACATATGGTGTGGGTAAAGAGCAGACACTATGGAACTTTTTGATTAGAAAGTTCGGTGTTGAATATGAATTATTACCTTACGAGTGGAATATGACTGGTATGGTTAAAAAAGAAATACTAACAAATGACTTTCTTTTCACGAAACTTGGTTGGATATATCACTTCAACGGAATACCAGGTAAACACGATGGAGTTGTTTCAGACTGGATGGAAAGAACTTACAAATACTTAAATGAGGAGAATCAACAATGATTAAAATTGAACAAGGAAAAAAATACTTAATAACCGGAGGAGCAGGATTTCTTGGTGGAGAGTTAATTGAAAGAATTCTACAACAAGGTGGTGAAGTAATTACCGTATCAAGAAATGAAGGTAAATTAATAGAATTAAAATCTAAATATAAAGATAGTAAGTTGGAAATTCACACAGGAGACATTTGTGATGAGTTTACATTACCAAGACTAATGCAAGGTATCACAGGTGTATTTCATTTAGCAGCATTTAAGCATGTTGGACTAGCAGAAACACAAGGTAGAGAGTGTATTAAATCTAATGTAATTGGTAGTATGAATGTGTTAGAGGAAGCAGTAAGAAATGATGTAGAGTTCGTCATTGGTATCTCAACAGACAAAGCAGCACAAGTTAGTGGAACTTATGGTGCAACTAAATATCTTATGGAAAGAATGTTCACACAATTTGAACAAGATTACCCACAAACTAAATTCAGAATAGTTCGTTATGGTAATGTGTTGTATTCAACTGGTTCGGTATTATGTATTTGGAAAGACAAACTACAAAAGGGTGAGGAGATTATCGTAACAGACCCAGAAGCAACAAGATATTTCTGGACACTTAATCAAGCAGTAGATTTAATATTTGATTGTATGGAAAATGCTACTTCAAGTCATTTCCATTTCCCAAGTATGAAGTCTATGAGTATGGGTAATCTACTTGATGCTATGGCAGAAAAGTATTTACCAGAGGGTCAGGAATTAAAAGTAAAAACTATTGGACTACAAATTGGAGAAAACCTACACGAGAAGATATCAGAAGACGGGTTATATTCTAATGAAGCAGAACAATTCACTATTGAGGAAATTAAGGAGTTAATCTAATGGATTTGGAAGAAGTAATGGGAATACAAGAACTTGAAAAGAAAAAAGACAAGTTCAAAATAATGATTACTTATATCGGTGGTATCGCTGGACAATCAGTAATTAAAATGATTAAGAAGTCTAAATATAAAGATAGAATAGAAATCATTGGAACTGATTGTGATAAATATGCTGCAGGATTTGAGTGGGTTGATAAACCATACTTGGTTAGTAAAGTTCCGGAGTGTTTAAGTCAGTATGATGAAATAATCAGAAAAGAAAAACCAGATTTGATATTACCAACTGGTGAGGAAGATTTAGTCCACTTATCAAAATATGAAAATTCTTATATGTGTAGTGGAGAACTAATTGATTTATGTCAAGATAAATATAATTTCTATAAACACTATAAAACTTTCTTTGGTTTTCAAATGCCACAAACAGAATTAAGTTGGGAAGATTTAGAACTTCCAATGATTCAAAAACCAATCACAGGACGAGGTAGTCGTGGATTTGAATTACTTAAAAATGCAGGACACATAGCCGCAGTTGAAAATAGACCAATGAGTATATATCAAGAATACTTACCAGGACAGGAGTGGACTATTGATGTTTTAATAACTGATAATACTCAAATAATAGTCCCAAGAAAAAGAGTAAATGTCAAAGGTGGTAATTCCACTTGTGGAAAGATTGAATTAAATAGTGATATTATTATGTTTTTGGAACTATTCTTTCAAGACCAAAGTTATCGTGGGCCTTTATGTGTTCAGATGAAAGAGGACAAAGACGGAGTTCCAAAGTTAACTGAAATCAATCCAAGATTCGGAGGTGGTTCAATATTTACAACTATGGCGGGTATCAACTTTATTGATGTGATACTAGCAGAAAAACTTGGAGATAATTTAGAAATTAATGACCCAAATGAAATAACTATCACTAGATATTGGGACGAGATAGTATTATGAGTTCAAATGTAATGGCAGTGGGTGCACACCCAGACGATATTGAATTCGGTTGTGGTGGTACTTTAATAAATCATAAAGATAATGGAGATAAGGTTATTTATGTTTGTATGACTGATACCCAATCAGTAGACAAAACCACAGGTAAAGTTATTCGTTCTCACGAACAACTAAAGAAAGAAACCCAGTGTGCAGCAGAGGTTCTCGGAGTTGATGAAATACACTATCTACCATTTCAAGATTTAAATGTCCCATTTAATTTAGAGAGTGTATCAGAATTAGAAAAAATTATAAAACTATATGGGATAGATACTATCTACACTCATTGGTCAGGAGATAGTAATCAAGACCATATAGCAACATTTAAAACAACAATGGCTGCAGCAAGATATGTTCCAAATGTATATTGTTATGAACAAATACCTATTCCAAGACATACAGATAATCCGATGAGAATAAATTCATATCGTGATATATCAAGAACATTTGATTTAAAAATAAAGGCAGCAGAGTGTCATAAAAGTCAATTTGAAAAGTATAAAAGGGTTGGTCTTGATGTGAGTGGAAATTTAACAACACTTGCAATGTTCAGAGGAATACAAGCCAATTGTCATTTCGCAGAGGGATTTCAAGTCATAAAACAGGTTAGTAAATGATTGTAAAGACAAATCCAGAGTTCGGTGTAGAGTTAGCACTTACAATGCCTTATGTATATTCATTACACAATCGAGGTAAATTAGATACCGTAATTACTTCAAAAGGTATGAAATCATTTTATTATTTTTGTGATGATGTAAGAGAGGAATTCAATTACAGAACAATTGATAATGCTGCTGCTGGTTTAAACGATATACCAAATAATTGGATACACGGAATAAATCCGGAGATAGAGCCTGGTGTTTTGAATTATGATGAGTGGGAAGTTCCACCTTTTAGAAAACATTATGAGAATAAAAATTATGATATGGGTAAAATGGTTTTCATATCTAATAAATACAATGTTGAGCATGGTCATACACCATTTGGTTATTTTGATATAAAGTGTTTATATGATATGTTTACTTATTTAACAAGTAAAGGTTATGAGGTAATTTATAAAAGACCATTAAATACAGAATTTCCGATAGACCAAAATGAAATGGGTAGTGTTCAAATGGGATTAGACATTAGAGCAGATGTAAGTGAAGTTGGAAATATTTCAGATAGAGATTTACCAAAATATTTTGATAGAGTTCATTTATTTGATGACTTGGTTGATGAGTTTGATTATAATACTACACAAATGATGATAATGGCAAATACGGATTATTTTATATCACCTTGTGGTGGTAATACAGTTTTGAGTTGTTTATGGGATAGACCGGTTATAACTTATATAACACAAGGAAAAGAATTAAGACCAAACTATTTTGGAGAAAACTCATACTTCCAAAAGTTATCAAATCAGAATTGTATCCCAGTTTTTGATGTTATAGGTGATATAAATGGTAAGACATATGAACACAAAGTAAATCAGACTAACAAAAATAATTACACAGAATTATTAGAGGTGATAAAAAATGAAATTAGATAACAAGTATATTATAGGTTGTCATTGTATGTTCTACGAGATTGAAATGATTGAGGAATATATAAAGTCAGTATATTTAGCACTAAAAGATGTTGATAATAAGGAAAATGTGCAAGTTGAGATAATGTGGAATATGTCTCAATACTTTGAGGAGTGTGAGAGTGGTGAAAAACTATTTGAAATCAAACAAACAATTAATGATTTAGAAAATGATTATGGATTTACCAGTCTATTTTATGAACAAAACGATAAACCATATACTATGGCAGATTATCGTAGAGAACTGAATAATAAATGTGATAATTTTGACTATGTGATTTGGGGTGAATCAGATTGTTTGATGCCAAGACAGATGTTTGGAGTGTTAGAACAATTAATGGAACACTCTAAGTCTAACAATATCAACAGATTCATCACTACTTTTGGTATAAGAAAAATGTGGGACGAAAGTTGGAAAATACTAGAACACCCAGATTTTACAGATAAACCTTATTATGATATGAACACACCAGAGGATACGAAATTAGCAGAATCATCACCTTGGTCTATCAGATATACTATGAGTCAAGATGAAATGGATAAAGTTAATTCCAAAACAACAGATTTAGATGTTCAGATGATTTCATATCCAAAGTTTGACGGAAGTGGATTGGTGATATCATCAGACTTATTAAGAAGTGGTGCTAATATCCCACCAGCAGTCTATATGAATGGAGATGATAGTGCATTTTTAGAAAGTTGTAGATTACATATGGGAGAAAATTATAGACAATATGTTATTAAAAATATATTGAAAGTTCATAATAGAAATCACCCAAAGAAAAGAAACTATGTCAAAGGGGAAGACCAATCAAAAAACACACACTTCAAAAGGTCAACTAGAAACTGGTATAAAGAATATAATGAAGTATCAAAGGGTAATTTAAATAAACTATATCATAGTCAAGAACCATTTAATAAGAAAGAATTAAAGAAATGAATTTAGTTGTAGCAATAGATGATTTACACCCCGAACAAGGTTGGGGTTGTGAGGGTGATGTCCAAGTTGACTATTTAAAGTCGTTAAATGACGAATTTGGGGTCAAATTTACCCTATTCTGCCCAAGTTATTATCATCACAAGTATAAACTAACAAAAGACTGGGTATCATATTGGAAACAATTTGACTGGGTTGAACTAGCAAATCACGGACATTTCCACGATGTTCAGAAATATACATTTGACCAAATAGGAGACCAAGAGTTTTTAGAATTAAATTATAATGAAGCAACGGAAAGAATTCAAGAGTCATTAAATCTATGGGAACAATGTGGACACAGACCAAAGGGATTCAGAGCACCAGGTTGGGGTATTACACAAGAAGCAGCGACTGCGGTTAGTGATTATTTTGATTGGGTTGCACAACACGAACAGATAAATCAAAGTATTAATTTTAATACACAACATTTCATAGGAGCAGATGGAATACACGAAACAGATGATATAAGTTTATATGGGGAAACCTTTATGTTTCAATCACATATTCAAGGAGATTGGAATGATAATGTTTGGAATGAGAAAAATTATTTACATTTTCAAAGAGTTATAAACTATTTATTATCACAATACAAGTTACAATTCAAAACGATATCAGAGATAAAATGAAAAATATTCAACAAAAAGTATTAGAAGAGTCAGTGTGTAAAACCCAAAACCTTATCACGACTTCATTGTCATTTAAAGAGGACTTGATAAACTATTTTCAAAACTATGACAAAAAAAACATAGTTGAGGTTGGTTGTGCTTATGGTTATTCAACAATGGTATTATCTACACTATTCAAAAATGTGTTTACAATAAATGATAACTTTCCAACTCAACAAGGTGATAACACCATTTTTATTGAAAAGAAAGTAAATAATAATGAATACTATGATGAAGTAGAGGTTGATATAAAGTCTGATACAGGACACGATTTCTCAAATATTACTTATATCAGACAAGACTCATATGGGGAGAGAGGTTGGGCAGATATCATACAGGACATAGATGTTTCTTTTGTAGATTGTGTTCACACATATTCTTCGGTTGGAAGTGATATTGAAAACTCACTAAACTTGGGTGTAAAAACAATTATATTTGATGACTATGGATTATTTCCAGATGTAAAAAAATGTGTTGATGATTATATAGAATATGGTGCTTTAAAGGTTGAAAAATATATTGGGTTAGAAAAAGGTGTTTATAATTTTCAAAAAGGACAACAGAGAGAGTTTTTAGATTATGAGGGAGTTATATGTTCGGTAGTGTAGTATTTTTTTCAGAGAGTCAGATTGTAGGTAAAGTAGATAGAACATTTCCAAATGCTAGAAATGATATTGCTTGGTCTATTATGATGGACGCAGATTGGTGTCCTTATAGTCAAATACCAACAGAAAAATATGATTTAGGAGTGGTTACGATACCAAAGACCAAACCGGATATGGATATTAATTCATTCAGACAATGGTGTGATAAAATTGTAGTAATGCAAGAGGGGCCACATTGGTATTTTCAGGATTATTCAGTTGAACAACAATTTAGATTCATTGAAAATATAAGAAGTGCAGATTGGGTTTGGTGTCATAATAAATCAGATGTTAAATACTATAAAGGATTGGGTTGTAAAGATGTAAGAGTAATGAGAACTCTTATGTTGCCGGAAGGTTTAGATAGTGCTCAATACTCAAGTGATAAAGAGGGAATACTATTGGGTGGTAATTTCACAAGTTGGTATAGTGGATTGGATAGTTATTTAAT